CTTCACATTAAAGTAAGTAGAGAACAAACAAAAGAACAGCTAACTAGTACCGATAAATTGCCTAGTTAGTTTTACATTGCATCGCCCATTGTTGGCGATGCAGTTTTTTTTATTTAATAGTTAACACCCCGTTGCCCCCACTTCCGTACCAGCAGAGTTGTTCCATTCGCATTGGCGAAGTATCGTGGCTCTCGTGTGTATAAGGTAAGATAGTTGCAACCCCCCGTGCTGACTCGCAGTCCTGTTAAGTAAAAGTTATACAAAAAAATAGTTTCGATAGTTGTTGATTATAAAATAAAATGGGAGTAAAAAGGTCTAAACAATAAACAAGGAGTTATAAATGCCGAATAATAACGACGACTTACGAAACAGATTGGCTGTTTTAGAACAACAACTAGGATTGAGAGATAACACTAATGTTAGCAATAGGAACAATACTAATGTTCAAGATGATTTGTTTAGTTCTTCTTCTAATATTAATTGGAAAGCTCTTTACAAATTATTAGAGAGTGAGGTTGAAGAGCTAGCTTTTGACCCAAATGCTCCACAGTTTGTGAAGGAGTGGGCTAGAAATCTCATAGCAAAATTAAGAACGAAGGTTTCTCCTAGGGATTTGCTCTAGTAGATTATTCCGTACGGATCGGCAAAAGGGCGGTTATCCGCCCTTTTTTTATGCCGTCATCTCCCAGGCAGCCACTACCTTCTCCACGCCAGTCCTGGTCAGGAAACCGTGATGCAGCAGGTGATACCATCACCGAAGCAAACAACATCTAGGTACTTACAGTATTACTTTACACTATATCTTGTGTTCGCAACCCCCACCCAAGCCGTTGCGTGCCGTGTTGCGTTGTTGTTGTCTTTAGTCGAAGTTTTACACGAACAGAAAGTATGATATAACTTTTTTTCAAATATGGAAAAAATACCAACGGATTTACTAAAATACGAATTAAGAAAATTACAACTAAAAGTGGCAGAGGAGTCCCGTTCCTCCTTTATAACTTTTGTAAAAAAAGTTTGGCCTGACTTTATTGCAGGAGAACATCACAAAATTATTGCAAAAAAATTCGAGGACATTTCACGTGGAAAAATAAAACGATTGATCGTGAACATGCCACCACGTCATACAAAATCTGAATTTGCCTCCCATCTTTTCCCAGCATGGATGATGGGTAAGAATCCTAAACTAAAAATAATTCAAACTACACACACAGCTGAGCTATCATATAACTTTGGTCGTAAGGTCCGTGGTCTGTTTGAACAGGACGAATTTAAAGATGTCTTTCCTAGTGTAACACTATCACAGGACTCAAAAGCAGCAGGACGTTTCAACACGAACAAAGGTGGCGAATACTTTGCGGCAGGTGTCGGTGGTGCGATAACAGGTAGAGGTGCAGACTTACTCATCATTGACGACCCACATTCCGAGCAAGATGCTCTCAGTCAGACAGCCATGGACAACGCTTACGAATGGTATACCTCGGGCCCCCGCCAACGTTTACAGCCTGGTGGTTCGATAGTCGTGGTTATGACAAGGTGGTCAACAAAAGATTTGACAGGCAAGTTAATGAACGCTCAATCTGATCCTAAAGCAGATCAGTGGGAGGTGATTGAGTTTCCAGCAGTCTTGAACAACGAAGCTATGTGGCCAGAGTTCTGGAACGTAGACGAGCTAGAAGGAGTCAAGGCTTCTTTGTCAGAACAGAAGTGGCAAGCACAATGGCAACAGAAACCTGTGTCAGAAGAAGGATCTATCATTAAACGTGATTGGTGGCAGATGTGGGGTAATGAAAAGATACCGCCTTTAGAACATATTATCCAAAGTTATGATACAGCGTTCAGTAAAAAAGAAACAGCAGACTATTCAGCAATTACAACGTGGGGAGTTTTTCGGCCCTTGGAACACGGACCACCGCACATCATACTTCTCAAAGCAAGAAAGGGTCGTTGGGACTTTCCTGATCTTAAAGAGATAGCACTTGAAGAATATAAATACTGGGAACCCGAAACAATCTTGATCGAAGCGAAAGCTTCTGGTATGCCATTAACACAAGAGCTACGGCAACTCGGTATACCAGTAGTTACTTATACGCCTAGTAAGGGCAATGATAAGCACGTTCGTGTTAACTCCGTAGCTCCCCTCTTTGAAGCGGGACAGGTATGGGCGCCCGATGAACGTTGGGCAGAAGAAGTGATTGAAGAATGTGCTGCTTTCCCTTATGGTGATCATGACGATTTAGTTGATTCAACAACACAAGCGTTGTTGCGATTCAGACAGGGTAACTTTATCCAGCTGGAGTCTGATTATGTGGACGAGCCACAATACATTGAACAAAGGAGTTACTACTAGTGGAAAAGAAACCATTTGGCCAAGGATTTCAAGATGCTGTTTATGGCGGTGTAAGATCAGTTTATGAAAACCCAACTGTTCAAAAAATTGGTGGTAAAATTAAGGAAGGGTTTTTTGATATTTATGACCCTTTTGCAGCAAAAGTTACAGAAGTAGGTTTACCTCTTCTACAAACATTAACTCCAGAAAATCCAACAACTCAAGCAGCAAGAGATGAAATACTCTATGGTATAGAGCCTTATAAACCAAGCCCCGAGGGTATGTCTATGATGGATAGACTAGGTGCACAATACGATAGAATGATTGCAGACTTTGGTGCGGCTGGACAAGCTATGTTTGGTCAAGCAAGAAATGCTGCTGAAAAATTAGACCAAGGCATTCCTTTTGAAGATCTAACACCAGAAGAACAACGAGCAGCGAGAATATTTGGATTTGAAGTAGCAACACTTGTTTCTCCTACTAGTTTATATACTAAACCTGCAACGTTGGGAGCCGCAACGACAGTTAAAACTTTAGGTAAAACTTTAATTGATAAGGATTCAGGTTTGAGGTTAAGTGCTGGTCCACAAAATGCTGCTGAAAGAATTAGTAGTTTACAGAGTGTAGCTAAAGTTCAACCTTTGACTGCAGAACAAAAAGTAGAATTAGCCTCTTTGTTTAAAGGAATGAAACCGAAAGTTAGAGCAGAATTTGCAAGACTTATTCCACCTGAAGATCTTGATGATGTTTTGAAAATGGTAAAAATGGATTTAAAAGCTGGCAAACAAGGTGGATATGGCACGTATGGTATAATAGAAAAAGATGGTGTGGTTGGTAAAAATTTAAAATTTCCAAAAAGTCCTTCTAGATTTGTTCCTATTGAAAATTTAAAATTAACAATTAGAGCACCTGGTACTAAAAAAGAAGGAGAGTTCGATTTTTTTCTTTTAGAAAAAGGTAAATTAGAACCAAATCCTGAGCAAATAAAAGAGCGTTTATCCGCAGCTAATATCGTAGGTAAAGAATTACAGGATAAAGCGAGAGCTGAAGAAGCTCAAACGATTATGGATGTTTACGCAAATAACAAAAATCTGCCTATTAGATCAAAAACTGGTGAGAGTCTTAAGAGTAAAGTTAACGAAGCAATAGATCCATCAACAAGAAAATATAGACCAAATCAACAAGTAAGTGAAAGTTACATACGTGAGATTTTAAATGAATATGGTTTAAGACCAATAGTAAGAAAAGCTCCAGATACAGATATAGAAACAAAAAGAGATATTACTAAAGGTCTTACAAAATTAACTGGTGACAAATCAAAGGGAATTATGGACCCTTTTAATAGATCTTTGAACGCAAAAGAGTTTCCAACTTTAGCAAGAATAGAAGAATTTTTTACATCACAAAATATAAATATGAAAAACATCAAGAGGCCTTTAGATGAACCTCGTCTCTTCAACGCAATAGAAAGTAATAGGGTTGCACTTCAAGATTCTTTAAAACAAAATAAATTTATACAACAAGTTTTAAAAGATAGAGGTGAAACTAAATCTCTTACTTTTAATAAATCTCACATGGACAGGTCGATAAAACCTGTAACTGAAGCTGATCAATTTAGAGGATTAGATCCGACAGATGTGAAGATTTTAGGCGAGACAGTAAATAACTTTGTGCAAAACGATTTTGAAATAGTTTTACTTAGAAAGATAAAAGAAAAAGATGTTGCAGGTACAAAAGATATGATTGATGCGATGAAAGAATTTTTTATTGCCACAAAACTTAATGACCCAAGAAGACCTGGTTTGACCAAAGAAGATTATCAATGGCTTGACAAAAACAAATTAATTACTGTTCCAACAATAAAACCAGGAAGTCGTGGCGCTCCTTTTAAAAATTATGACGCTGTAATATTTGGTACGAAAGATCAACCTAATGTTAAGCAATTAGTAGAAGGAGAGCTAGCAGCTAGAGATTATTACAAAAATAAAACAAAATTTGAAGCAGATTTTCCAGGAAAAGTGTATACAGATTTTTATGCAGAAGGAGGATTAGTTGGAGACATGATACCAGTAAAAGCAAGCACAGGTTTCTTTGCTAAATTATTTGGCAAGACACCAAAATTTAGACAAGAGGGTATGGATGTATCAGATGTCTTTGGCGCTACAAAAGCACAACAACAAACATTAGAACAATTATATCCAGGGCAAGCTTTTCCAGATTATGTGCCTGGTGAGGTATTTTATTCTAATTTAGATCTATCACTTAGCAAACGAGACGCTCCTTTGATATTTAATACGAACAAAGAATTTAGAGATTACATGAATCAATCAGGTGTTGGCGTTGATGAATTAAATGACGCAAAAGTTTTAAATTTTGTAAATTCAAAATTTAAAGAAGGTCAACCTGTATTAGCAAAAGACTTACTTGATATATCATCTCAATCACCAGTGCGTAATGTGTACATAGATGGGTATGGTTTTAGATCAGACAAAGTTAACAAAGCACCAAAAACAGAATTAGATTATACTGGTAGTGTCAGAGTAAAAGAGGGAGACCCAGTTCAAAAAAGTGCGAACTACCCTTCACAAGGGTTGTTAGATGGATTTGATGATGGAACTTACAAAGAAAGAGTTTTACGAATCAATAAAGGAAATTTACGTGGAGACACGGGATCAGTTCCTGGAGGCACGGCTCATAGTTTTGGAAATGAATATGATGATGGTGCAAACAATTATGTAATAGCTTGGACAAGACAAACAGATAGATCAGGAAAAATAATACCAGGACAAACCATTGACAGAGAAACTGGTGATCTTGTAACAGCTGGACAACTTGCTGATCAAACAAGACTTGGAGAATTAGAAAAAAGAATCAACAGACTTTTTGAAGATCCAATAACATCTTTAAATCCTGATGACATGGCTGGTGTCACTGCTGCTGTAAACAGATTAGTAGAAAAAAATCCTAACTTAACGCAGAGTAGAGCATTTAATATTGTCAATCAGCAGATCACATCAAAACAAAAAGAATTAAAAAAATTACAAAATCAATACAATGAAGAGGCAGCTAGAATAAAAGGTTTTAAACCTGAAGCTGAACAAGAAGTTAAATTGACTGTTATTGATGAATTACAATCTGATGTCATGCAATCTATGAACAGAAAAGCTAGAGAGCTTGCAGCAAGATTAGAAGTTATGGCAGAGGACGGTATTCCTTTGACACAAATGAGAGATAAAGAATTACTAGAATATTTTCAGGCGACAGGGGATATACGAAGACCAGTAGGTAAAACAAAAACTGAACTTATGAATCAATATAATGAATTAATGAACATGCAAAAACAATTAACAGCTTTATCAAGACAGCCCGCATATGCAATTACTCCAGCAAACATTAATCTTTACAGAGATACAATCAAAGGTCGTCAAGCAGAATTAATTGATCAAATGAGTGAAGAAATATCTAATGATTTGATGAGAAGTCTTTTTCCTGATTTACCTTTTAAAGACAGAGTGCAGTATGCAGATGCTTTATCTAAACAAGCAATTGCCGAGTCAGCATACAGGTTGTTTGTAGAAAAAGATCCTAATGCACCAAGATTCATTGGTTTTATGTCTGGTGAAGTTGTTGCAGGAGATGCATATGGTCAAACTGGTAGAACAAGCACATCTATTGCAGAAAGAAAAAGTGACAAATTAAATAGAATAGATGCTTTTAAAAGAGAAATTAGAGGAGGCAATGAAAGAGCAAAAATTGCACCATCAGGGCTACCTGGTGTTGGCACAGATGAGTTTTACGGTGGGCCACTTTCAAAGTCTAGAGTTGGTGATGGAGTTGAAGTAGATGAAATAGGTGGTCATTATACGTCTACCATGGAGTCTGTATTTAAAAAAATAGCCAATCAATACGGATCAGAATTAAAAATTATCAACGTTGCTGCATCAAAACCAAGAAGAGTAACGAGCTACAGAATTATTAGTCAGGATACTGGAGCTGAAGTTGGTAGAGGAGAAACATATAGACAGGCTGAAAGAATTGCTAATGATTTAGTCGATAACGAAGGTGGAAGATATATTATTGATAGTAAACCAATTTTCGAGTATGATACCAGACCTATATTTGGTATGGAGATTACACCGCAAATGTTACAATTATTTAAAGCGTACAAGTAAGGAGTTTTATGGCAGTAGAAAAACCAGCAAGATATGACGAAGGTCCGATGCAAACAACACCAATAGATGTTGAAATACAAGATCCTACGCAAGATAATGTAAAAATGATGGATGACGGTTCTGCTGTTATCAATGATGTACCAGAGCAACCACAAATGGATTTTGGATCAAACCTAGCTGATTTTATGTCAGAGGATGATATGATGGGTATTTCAAACGAGCTAATGGCGAAGTTTGACGAGGACAAATCCTCAAGAAAAGATTGGGAAGAAACATATACAAAAGGCTTAGATTTATTAGGATTTAAGTATGAGGAAAGATCACAACCTTTCCAAGGAGCTAGCGGAGTAACGCATCCAGTTCTAGCAGAAGCTGTTACACAGTTTCAAGCGCAGGCGTATAGAGAGCTATTACCTGCTGGTGGGCCAGTAAGAACACAGATTGTAGGTAAAGAAGATTTACTTAAACAGCAACAAGCTGAGCGTGTATCTGAATTTATGAATTATCAAATCATGCACGTCATGGAGGAGTATGATCCAGAATTAGATCAAATGCTATTTCACTTACCTCTTGCAGGTTCAGCATTTAAAAAAGTATATTTTGATGGCAACCTTGGTAGAGGAGTTTCAAAGTTTGTACCAGCAGATGATATTGTTGTACCTTATACAGCAACAGATTTACAATCATCTGAAAGAGTTACACACGTTATTAGAAGATCAGAAAACGAAATAAAGAAAATGCAAGTCACTGGAATGTACAGAGACATATCACTACAAGTATCAAGTGAGGACGATAGAGTTTTAGATAAAGAAAGAGAAATATCAGGCATACAAAGATCTGATTACGGTAATGATATGTACACTTTGTTAGAGATACATTGTGATCTTGACTTACCAGGCTTCGAAGATCAAACAGGTGTCAAGTTACCGTACATAGTTACAGTTGATGAGGGTAGTGGTAAAGTTTTGTCTATCTATAGAAACTATCGCCAGAACGACCCACTGTATCGTAAGGATCAATACTTTGTTCACTTTAAATTTTTACCAGGTTTAGGATTTTATGGCTTTGGTTTAGTGCACATGCTTGGTGGTCTATCAAGAACTGCTACTGCAGCACTTAGACAATTAATTGATGCAGGCACATTATCCAATTTACCTGCTGGATTTAAAGCAAGAGGTCTTCGTATTCGTGATGACGACAACCCTTTACAACCAGGTGAATTTAGAGATGTAGATGCACCTAGTGGAGATCTACGTGCAGGTCTTTTACCTTTACCTTACAAAGAACCAAGTCAAACTTTGTATGCGTTATTAGGTTTTGTTGTGCAAACAGCAACTAGATTTGCAACTGTAGCGGATCAAAAGATTGGAGAAAACCTTGGTGCAAACGCACCTGTAGGAACAACAATGGCAATGATGGAACGTGGCACTAAAGTCATGTCTGCTATTCACAAAAGATTACACTACGGACAGAAAATTGAATTTACACTTCTTGCACAAATATTTGCAGAGTTCTTACCAACGATGTATCCATACGATGTTGAGGGAGGACCACCACAAATTAAGCAACAAGACTTTGATGGTAAAGTTGACGTCTTACCTGTTTCAGATCCAAATATTTTTTCTGTATCACAAAGAGTTGTTTTAGCACAAACTCAGCTACAACTAGCACAAAGCAATCCTCAAGCACACAATGTGTATGAGGCTTACAGAAGAATGTATGCTGCTTTAGGTGTAACAGATATATCAGCTATATTACCACCACCTCCACAACCAGCACCAACAGACCCTGGTATGGAAAATTCTATGGCATTACAGTCAAAACAACTTAAAGCTTTCCCACAACAGAACCATGATGCACACATAAATGCACATAGAGGGTTCATGTCATCAATGTTAGTGAAAAATAATCCAATTGTAATGGCAATTTTGCAGTCTCACATAGCTGAACACGTATCTTTACAGGCAAGAGAGCTAGTTCAACAAAAATTTGCAGAACAATTACAGCAATTACAACAAGCAATACAGCAAGTTCAGTCACAAGAACAAGAACAACAGTTACAAATGCAGTCTCAACAGATTCAATTGCAGATGGAGAACGAAATTGCACAGATGATTAACGAAATGACAACACAAATGATTACAGAAGAGCAAGAATCTATGGAAAATGACCAAGAAGATCCTCTTGTAAGACTAAAAGAACAAGAAATACAGCTACGTGCAATGGAAATGCAACGAAAAGACGAAGAAACCGACAAAAAACTTGAAGTAGAACGTGAAAGAATAGCATCAACTGATCAAATTGCACAAGATAGGATAGATTCACAAGAAGATATTGCTCAACTTCGTGCAAATGTAAACCTATCTAAGCAAAAAAATGCAGGCTGAAGAAAAATTAGCTGATTATTTTGATAAGCTTATGCTTATGGCAAAAAATACTAGTCAAACATCCGAAGATAGTATACTTTTAGCTGGTGCCATGATGGGTGTTGCTAAAATGCTTTATTATAATCATTTAAAACCATCGGAAGCCAAAGATATAGAAAATCATAATGGTTATGATCTTCTTGAACTAATTAAACCAACGATACATTAGGGGTTTTATGACAAAAGAATCAGATCTTAAAAATTTTTTAAGAAAATCAAAAACTAGAAAGAGATTGGGTTTAAAACCAGGAACAAGTGAAGGTCCAGCTGGCATGTCTGGTGATCCCAAAAAAAAATTAAAAACGTTAAAAGAAATAATGGAATCGGTACCTAAAGGTGGAGCTAGCGCAGGTGTGACTGGAGCTGTAACAAAAGCGTTAGAAGAATTACAGCAAAGATTTCCAAATAAAAGACTTAACAAAGATGATTTTAACAACTTA